CCAAAAGTTGCTAACTGTTGTTGAACTCTATTGATGAATAATCTATAATGTTCTTGTAATTGATCTAAAGTTACATATTCTTTATCAAGAGGTGTTAGAGGATCAGAATTATCAACATTTGGTGGTATATTTAAAAGTCCCTCATTTAATACCTCTTTCTCATTAAACTTTTCTAAAACTTCTTCCAGATGTAAAACTTTATTCCTTAATTCATTATTCTTTTCTTCAATATCATCTACCCTTATTTTTTCTATTAAGTCTTTAAATTCTTTTTTTATACTATCTACGTGTTTTTCATTAACAGCAAAATTAATTTTTAATTCTTTTAGTTGTGAAGACAGATTTTTTTCAAAATTAACAACTGCAGGGACTACGGCATTTTTTAACTCATCATGATATTTTGATGTACTAGTGTCTAAATTTTCTTGGAGTTCGCAAATATTATCTGAAAGACTCTCTTCCATCTTATTAATTTTAGATGAAAAATTCTCTAGAGCACTTTCATATTGTTGCTCTTTTACTTTAAAATCTTTTGATAAATCATCATAAGTTCTGGATAGTTCTTTTGATTTACTAATTAATTTTTCAATAGTATTGGTTTTCTCTAGTAAAACTTCATCAATTTCTATCTCTTTATTATCAACTTTTTTCTGTAAATTTGATACGTGCTCATTAACTTTGGATACTTGATTATCCAATTGTGATGATATTTCTTTTATCTCATCTTCCGATTTTAATTGAGATGCTACTAATAAATTTTTATATTTTGGAATCTCAACATTTATAAAATTACTAAAATCTTCTTTTACTCCTTTTATTTTTGATTCATATTTTTTCTCAATATCATCTGCTGTTTCTTTAACCAACTTTTCACTAGCAGATAATTTTTCTTCAGTCCTAACTTCAGTATCAGCAAAAAACTTCTTATACTTTGGCAGTACTTTTTCTAAAAGAGATTCTACAGTTCCTTTTATTCCTTTGACTTCATCTTTTACTGAAGATAAATTTTCCTCATTAATTGACTCTATATTTTTTGTTATTGATTCTAGATTTAAATATATTTCATCATGAACTTCATCAACCTTTGAAGTTAAGTCCTCTTTGAAATTTTTAAATCTACTATCAACTCTAGTTTCAGAATCTGTTATTAATCTTTTATATGATGGTACTTCAATATCTAAAAAATCACTTACAGTATTTGATAAAGCAGAATAGTCCTCTTTTATTTCTAAAACACTGTTTGAATTTAATATTTTGATTCTATCTTGAATTCCTCTAATTGACTCCTCAACAAAAAATAATTGAGCAGTCATTGCTTCATCAAGATCTTGCTTACTTATTAGATCATTGATGCTCTCTCTTATACCCTCTATATTTTCTGTAAGTGTATCAACCTTTTTTACATTAGTCTTAAAGGTATCAAAAGATTCTGTAAACTCAGAAAGAGTTTTTATTTGATTAAAATTTTCTTTAAAAGAATCAAAAGCTTCAGAAATTCTTTCAACCTTTTCAGGTTGCACGTTATTCAATTCCTCTTTAACTTCATCTAAAGAGGTGTTTTTATTTTTGTTATAAAATTCTGATGGCTTTTTAAGTGGCACGTATTTCTACTCCATCTACAAGTATATTTATTTCAGTCCTTTTTGAGGGTTTCACTCTTAATCAATTTTGCTAGATCTGCGGTGGATCCAACAAATAATGCATTAGTGACATTGGTAGGACTTTTTTGTTGCTCTTCATTAACGTCCTTCAATTTTTTCTGAAGATCCATTAATTTATCAGTAGCATCTGAGACGCTTTTAATAAGTTGACCAGCAACCTCATATGCTCTAGGCATCTCACTGTCTTGAGCAAGTTCAAGAATGCCGTCAATTGCTTCTTGACCTTTTTCTATTATACTATAAAGATTGCCTCTTGTGTATTCATAATCTCTGGTTATGTCGTCTTTAGTAAATCTCTCTGGTTTAACAACCTCTGTTTTTACTTTCTCTACTTTTTCTGGAGCAGTATTAAATGCTTTATCTAATTGGTTACTCATGAGATCACACCATCAAATCCAAAATCATCACCAGACTCAATTAATGCATTATCATCTTGAGCAACGGAGTTATTTGCTACGGTTGGGTTAACTACTCTAACATCAGATCCATTTACATGTGATGTTGCAGTTGTATTATCTTGTGCTCTCTTAACCACAATAGAATTACCACTTATTCTAACAACTTGCATTTCTTCATCATCAATATCAATATACTGATCAACTGCTATGTTGCTAGAATCTGTAACTGAAAATTCTGTTGTGCTTATATCAACATCTTCTGCTAATGTTGTGGTTACTGGACCATCGTAACTCTTAACTGCTCTTGGAGTAACTCTATAAGTGAGATCACGTTCTGTGTTAGTTCTATCTGTTCCTGCAAGATAACTAACTCTAACGTTCCTGATGATATCTCCAGTAGCAATAGAGGTGGGACCAAACAAGTATGTTTTTGCTGTGAATCTTAGTGTATATAAAAGAACTCTTCTCTCATTGAAATCACCTTCATAATCATCTTGCATGGTGATATTTTCTAAAACAATTGGAATATCTCTTTTTTCATTTACCGAAGATACCAATTGAACAGTAACGTTATACGCTGGTTGGAAAAATGGAAGTATTTGTTCTACTATCTGTAATGCATCATCATTCAACTTACACATAATTGCAAGTTCAAATTGCATATTATATGGGACGGGCATGTATGATTTTTTACTTATGCTCCCATCATTAGGATCTTTAACAGAGAATTGTTGTGTAGTTGTTACTTTTCTCGCAGGATCATAAGTCAACCCAGTAAACTCAAACGACATTCTGGGTAAAGTTATTGCCGTTGCTTTATTTAAATTTGGTGTTTGTGTTAATCTTGCTAAAAATTTTTGAGTAGGTCCATAAGCAAGAGGGACACGTATATCAGAACCCTCCTGTTTAACAGTTATACCATTAAACAGGGTTCCGAAAGCGATTATCGTCCTCCTTAGAATCTCGTTGTAGAAATACTCAAACATTTTTGTATCACTATTAAGATTATTTATATCCAGCGATTTACAGTCAATTCAATTGAGTTATCATCCATCTCCCATTCTTCCTCAATTTTAAATCCTAAAGAGGTAACTGTATTGTGAATAGTCATTCTTGCATACTGTTGAGTGACTTTATCAACAAACCTTTTTATGGGTATAGGTTGATCCCATGTTTCAAGATCTGCTACTAATTCATACTCACCAGTCATTGGATTCATACGAAAACCGATATCACTTGCTATAGCTAGGTCTGCTTCAACAGTTTCGTGTCCTATACCATGAGCACCTGTAACATGAAGTTCTTGATCCTCTTTTACATCATATTGTAAAATTTCAAGTGCTTCTTGTAATTGAGGTTTATGTCTAATTTTCGTTTTGATTTTGCTGAAGTGTGACATTTTGATTTGTTTGGTAAAATTCTGGTTTTGGTTCTATATAAACAGAGGTTCCTAGTTTCTTCTCTATTGATTCTGTTATTTTCATACACTCATTACCAACAACACCACTAACTTCCTCTAGCACAGTGCCGTCTTGTCTGATGGTAAATTTAATTGTTTGTTGTTCGGGCATTAAGCATGATGTTAAATTTCATTATATATTATAACAGCATTCTTACGGTGTGCCAAACGGATTTTGTTCTGTAAAATCCAATATTGCATCTGCTTGTTGCTCTATCTCAAAATTATCTGCAAATCCATCATCTGTTGGTTCTAAATCTATTATTCTCACTGCATGCGATGCACCAGAAACTTGACCAACTAGTTTTTCACCAAGAGTCCAATCTCCAGATACTGATGCTAGTTCAATTACATTTGTGTTAGCATTCCAAGTTCTAACTCTAGCAGTAGTGTTACTTACAGATCCAACAACCTCTTCATTAAATACATAATTTCCTGATGAATCTAATGATGGATTTGAAATTGTAATCGTCGGAGCAGTGCTATATCCCAAACCAGCATTGGTTATATTAATAGCAGTAATGGTTCCCGCAGAACTTACAACAGCAGTTGCAGCGGCAGAGACAGTTGCTACACCTGATTTAAACACTTCATTGCTGAATGATATCGTTGGGTTTGTAGTATATCCAACACCACCAACTACTCCATCAGAACTTGTTAGTGTTACAATTCCAACCACATTATCTCCTATTACAGATGTTGCAGCAGCACCACTTCCACCACCACCTATAAATTGAATTTCAGGTGCAACAGTGTACCCTGATCCTACATTTTTCAAATCAACATGTTGGATAGATTTTGTAGCAGGGTTAACGCTATCAAAACATACTGCGATACCTGATATAAATCTTACTGTTGCAATACCAGTTACGCCACCAGATGGTGCAGAGGAAATTGCCACTCTTGGGTGTTCTGTGTATCCAGCACCTCTATTTGTGATATCTATAAATTGTATACCACCAGAGGTAACGATTCCTGTGATCGCTGTAGCGGTCTTACCAGCACCAACCAGTGTTAATGTTTGTGTAGGACCTAATATGGTATTAATACCATCATCAGTCTGACCATCAGATTCATCACCGATTAAGGTATCATCAATCTCATCAACTCCAGTATCAATAATTTCATCCTCATATCTGAATAGTTCACATCTTAAAGTATATACATAATTCTTCCTAAGTTGATAAAAAGGTTTTTCATGTTCTACATATTTTATTTCAAATAATCTATCACCTAATGGGAAATAAACTAAATCACCCTCTTTTGGTCTAGTGATTAATTTAACATTAGATTCATTCTTCATTAATGGTTGAATATAAGTTTCCCACCTCTCTTTAGATATCGTTAAGGTTACCTCATTTTTTTGTTCTATTCCAAATTTTGATAATATTACTGGGTTCTCATCATAACCATCAAAATTATCTAGATATGCCTCTAGAGGATATGCGTCATCAAACTTAGATCTAACCACCTCCCTAATAACTTTTTTCTCATCAATATATTTTCGAGGGAGATAATGAATCTCCACTCCAAATATTTTTAATTGTTCGTTTATTAGATCCTGAATTAAATTTTGTTCAGATCTAGATCCTTGTTGGAAATATGGATTGAGAGCCATTATATTAACCTATCATATCTAATGGCGGTAACTCATAAGTATTGGACATTCTTTCTCTAATTCTTTCTAATTCTTTTTCTGCATCATCATATATTTGCCTACCGTTCATTTCCACTCCACCTGGTAACTTCACTCCATTAAATTTCATTAGATTCATTCCCCATTGTCTTTTAATCAAAGCAACGGTATATGGTTTTAAAAATGAATCATTCCAAACTCTAGTGTACTCATCAGGATTCATAGCAGCAAAACAATCTATGACCAAATAATCTCCTTCTGTTAAACTAGACCAATCAATATCAAGATACAATCTACCTTTTCTTTGATTGAATCTAATTTGTTTTTGAGTCGTTAGTAAGAATTCTATATCAGATAGATAAGTTTTGGTCATTGTATAATTCAACAACTCAAGTGCTCCATAGTAATAAATGTCGTTTAAAAATAATTGATACTTAACACTAAACATGTTGTTAGTGATAGTATTAGATCCATCAAAATGAAATATTTTAGTTACACCTATTATTGCCTCTGGAACCTCTAGATAATTGCTATTTTCCTCATAATCAAATTGTATTGATGCTCCATTAATAGTGGTTGTGGCACTTGAGGTTGTTATTCCAGTCACACCTGCTTGACCTGGACCTTTTCCTCGATTTATATCATCTGCAGTTACTTTATATTTTAAATATGTCTGTGCGACACCATCAAAATGTCTTTCTTGAAAATATTGAAGAGCATCATCCACAATATCTTCTATCTGCTCATCGGCAACATTTATTTCCAGAACTGGTGCTCCCAGTTGCCTTTTGCAATAAGTTATAAATTCGGATCTACTATTTGGTTTTCCCATTGAGACAAATACCCCTTAATGTATTTATGGTGCTGATGCAATTCCAGCAAATACTATAATGTTTCCATTTACAATATTGTAAATGGTCGTTCCTGAACTAACCAAAACGTTATACTCATACCTACCCTCTTCCAAATTCCTAGTTGCTGTTGATCCTAGTGAAATTTTAAATTGCCCATCAAAAGCACTAGTAAATCCTACAGCAAAAGTAGCGGTGGGTATGTTAGTTGCACCAACACCAGCACTTTTTTGCATTTGAGCAGATCCAGTCCATCCAGTGGTTGTTGCAATACCAACAGCATTGGATTCGGAAAAATTAAAATTAGTATCCGAAACTGTTTTTACATTAAATAGATTTGAAAAATTAGAACCACCAAAAATGGTTAGATTAGCAGCGTAGGGGACTCCTGCGTCTGGATCGAACGTAAAAGTTTTAGTGGACATTTGAAACTAACTCCTTGAGTAAAGATTTTATCTCATTCATTTCATTTTTTAAATTTGCTAAATCATTTTCAATAGATGATGATTTTTCACCTTCCTTTTTCTTAGACTCTCTTCTTGCAACATATTGTTGATATTCATTTGAGTCCACGCTAATGACCGCATTTGTTTTAGGATCCCTCATTAAATTGGGATGACCTTTTACTCCATGATAATCCATTACGCTAAAGCAATGACCCTTAGATCTTTTATTCTAGGAACATAAACTTGATTCTTAGATGTTAAAAGAATTTTTATTCTGTAAACACGGAATGAAGGTAATTCATCTCTAGTAAAAGTATATTCTTTAAAATTAATATTAGAAGAATCAAATCCAGATTCATTTGATTTTGTGATTAGTTTATCAGGAAGACCATCATTAAATTCTGGATTAATAACCTCACCTTTTGCATTTAAATTTTTATATCCAGGAAATGGTGTAAATATTGGTTCCATACCCTCTTTATTATTAATTGAGTAAAGAACTCTAACATCAGCATCAACATGTACATGTGCTGCGAATAATACTTTCAATGAGGTTGATGGATTTTCTAAAATCATTTCCTCAGAAACATACTGACATGCTGTTGGATCGGAATCAATTTTATTAACTCTATCATCTGTAGCATAATTAGCAATCACATTATTAACTCTGTTGGAGGTTAATATTACATTCGCTCTTTGTGCATCCACTACAGGACTCACTGTGCTATCAGTTGAATCTAAGAATAAAGTCATATTCAAAGATTTATTACCCTCAACATTTGTGAGGAATCTGTCTTCATTTATTTTAGATGCAATCAACCTTGGAGAATCTAAGTAGTTAGTTCCATTTAGGAACACTGATTCAGCATCATGCTCAATGTATGGTATCTCATTACCATCAATGCTCTTAGAAGTTATTGTAACAACACTTGCCGATAATGATGTTGAGGGAACTGTTAAGTTCTGAACCATTGGCGTAATCGCCTCAAAAGGCATATTTTGTGTTGCTTTTGTTTTATATCCACCTGTCGATTTTGTTTGTCCAATATAAAGTGCAGGATTTCCTACGTCAGAACTTCTATTAGTTCCACCAGTAGACATGTCCAATTTAATGTTATAAGAATCAAATGTTATTGAATCTGATTCATCAAGAGAAGTTGCATTTGGTAGAGCAGATGTTGATGTGGAAAGTCCATGAGTTTTATTAACTCTAAGTAAATTAACTCCACTCAATTCATACTTATGAACAGGTGTTCCAGTCGCATATGATCTACTAACTGTGTTATCTAACGCTCTACTTGTAATACCAATCGTATTACCAGTAACTGATTGATAGGAGATAATTTCATTTCCAATCTTAAGATATCCATAGTTAGTTGTTCCAACCCCCACGTTTTCAAACGTAGAGAAATTAGAGGCATCGGCAACTGTAATAGTTCCACTGGTGGTTCCAGCATCATAACCAACAGTTAATTTTGTTGGTTTAACATCAGACTCTGCACCAGAAATTTTTACATTATTTTCTTCAAAATACATTCCATGATTTCTATGATTTACTTTAATATGTAAACCATCACTAACGACATTAACACCACTTACTTGAACATCTCCACCTCTAGTTGAGTTTAGTTCAACAGCAGTGTTACTTGAGTTTAAGTAGAAAACTGTATTCGCAGCACCAACAACAAAGTTACCTTGAACATTTTCTAAAATTAATTCATTTGTATTACCGATAGATACGACTGAGAATCTAGCGTTTCTACCAATGGATGATAGTCCGATAGTTGTTATTCCTAGAACATCACCAACCTGATATCCAGTTCCAACACCGCTAATAGTTGCTCCAACAGCGATACCACCAGAGATTGATATGTCCGCAGTCGCACCTCTACCGTTTCCTGTGATTGTATCTAATACAACTCCGTTAAATGTAAATCCACTTCCATTTGATGGTGTATAACCAATACCTGCATTAATAATATTTAAACTACCAACAGCGGTTCCTGCAACACCAGCAAGACTTCCTGTTGCGTTTGTTCCTAATTGATAAAAAGTATTACCAACCACGTATCCAGAGTCTGCTAGAGTAGTTCCTAGACCAACTCTTAACTGTCTTGATGAGACACTTAAAGGATTTGGTTCTAATGTAGGAATTTGTTTGTTACCCTCAGTCAATTCTGGACTGTATAAATTCAAAGTACCAGAGTCAACAAAGTCTGCTCTATAAAGAGTAAATTTAAGATCTT